GGAGGAAGCCCTAGCCCAGCTCCAAGCCAAGCACAAGGATGCCCTGAAGGGGGTGTTGATCGCGCAGGAGCTGCACAAAGATGGTGAGTGCTCTGGTCATGTCATCGGGCTAGCCCTGGGGGTATACCCACTGTAATCACATCGTTCTAACACTCACGCCTCAGGTATGACGCACCTGCACATCTTAGTCCTCTTCAAGAAGTCGTTTCAAACACGAAGTCGCTCGGTCTTCGACTTCGTGTGTGGGAAACACGGAAACTATCAGCCGGCGAGGAGCCCCTACGCTGTTGTCAACTATCTTCGGAAGTCGGATCAAGCACCCCTCTCATTTGGCGAAGTACCGAAGCCTGGGGAGAAGACTGGCAGATCGAAAGGCAAGAAGGATGGTTCTGGGACCCCCAAAGAGTCGAAGTCCGCGATCTTTGCGCAGGCTTTGTTATCTGGGTCATCGACTTTGCAAGAGATCATGATGGCAGACCCTGGCTTCTATATGCAAAAGAAGAGACAACTGGAGGAGTTTGCCTCTCTCTGCAAGTACCAACGGATGAATGCCTCGAAGCTGAAATGGCCAACGGAGTGGACCTACTCGGGCGACAGCACGGAGACCCGGAGGATTGCCGAGTGGTTACGATCCAATATCGGTGCCACAAGGTCTTTGCGTCAGAAGCAGCTGTTCGTTCATGGGCCGAAAGAGTTCTGCAAGTCGACGGTCATCGAATTGCTGAGGGTATTCTGGCGACTGTACGAGATACCAAAGGGGGAAGACTTCTACGACTTCTACGACGACGATCAGTTCGATCTGGCGTACATGGACGAGTTCAAGGGTCACAAGCAGATTCAGTGGATGAATCAGTTCCTGGAGGGGTCCCACATGACACTCCGCAAGAAGGGGGCGCAAGTGCTCAAGCTGAAGAACCTGCCGGTGATAGTCACCTCGAACTTCCCTCTGGAACAGTGCTACGCAGGAGCTCTCGCAAAAGATGCCAACAAGCTCGATACACTCCAGAGTCGCTTCGAGCTCATCGAGTTGCTCCAGCCGTTCGACAGTCTTGGGCTAGCTCTTGCTCTGGGTCTAACTCCAGAGACCTTTCCTGCCATGAAACATTGGAAGGAATGGACGACTCTCTGTGAGGAGGCACTCGAGCGCGAAGCTCGCAGTGCTGGACTCGTGGTCCACATAGCACCCAGAGATCCCTCTCCTAGGCCCTGGAAGAAGCGCAGAGCAGACTTCTGTAAGTTCTGTGGTATGACTGAAGCCAATTGCAGATGCAAGGATGAAATGAGTCCTGAATTATAAACAAAGTTGGAATTTACTTTCAAAGTTCCAGTGTTGCTACGCGGAGCGAATGCGGAGCGTGCCGCGAACGGAGCGTTAGCGGAGTGAGTCTCTTTAGTCAGTGAATCTCAGGCGGCAGACTGAGTTGGGATTGATGTTCCACTGAGTTCCAGTGGTAGCCACGCCAGTGGAGTAGGCTCTGAAGGCGATGTAGAGAGCACCAGTCGAGATGTCAGCAGTGGTGGTAGGGTCGCTGTTGCCACTGAAGTTGGTCATCATACTCTTGAGCTTGATGTAGCTAGAAGACTTGCACACCCAAGTGTTGGTGATAGCATCAAGGGTACCGCTGTCAGGGTTGGGGTTGAAGTTGCCACCGATCTCAGGTTCGATCTTCCAGTCTCTGAGAATCCTGAATCGCATCATGTTGTCGTAGCGCAGCGGAGCACTGATCGAAGTGGCCTCTCCGCCCTTTTGATCAGTCCATCCGAAGATGGTATCCCAAGTGGGGATGGTAGAGCTGTTGGGTTGGTTGTCCCAGAACAGTACGCATCGAACGTACTGTCCCATCACGATTGAAGCGTTGGATCCGATCTCCTTGGTGCTGAGCTGCATCTCCAGATCCAGCTTGATGGACTTGTTGTAGATGTATCTGCCAACTCGATTCCAGGATCCAGCTCCCTGTTGAACTCCGTTGAGCAAGTAGATGTTGGCGTTGCTGTTGGTAGTCGAGGTGATGGCAGCAGAGGTGCCTGGGGCAGCTGCTGTGCCGACTAGGTTGGTGTCGCATCCTTTGACTTCCTTCTTGAACTTCCCGTTCTGCGAGCGGTAATAGCCTTGATAACGAGGTCGACTACCACCTCTACCACTGGTGTAGCGATAGCTCGAAGGAGCGGGAGTGTAGGGAAACACTCGCTGTCTCTTGGCATTGGGATATCTGCTTTGAGGCCTTCTGTTCATTGTAGGTGTTCGAGACTGTTCTCGAGAGCGATGATGTGTTCGATGAGTTGTGCTTTGGTGAGCTTGTAGAGATCCTCGACTCGATCGAAGAACTCTAGATCCGATTGACTGTAGCGAGTGGTTCTCCTCTTCCTCGGTGCTGCTAGACGAGCTCTTCTCTCTCTCTCTCTTGCTTCCTCTTCTTGAATTCTTTGTCTCTCCTCAGACCACCAGACTCCTTTGTCGTTGACTCCTCTGATCTTGACTGGTTGATACTTGCGTGGCATGAGAAAAAAGGTTGAAATGAAAAAATGAAAAATAAAAACCAATTTATAGACCTACACAGTTCTAGTTCGCCTGAAATTAGGGTTAGGGACCCTAAATCAACAGTTCTAAGCATCGAATATTCGACTTTCCTAATATATGGGTTCAGCCTAATGTTTCCGGAGGCGCCAGCGGAGCTGCGCCACTAATGACACCTCCCCTCTCACTCTCCCAATGACAGATGTCACTCTAAAAATAAAACATAATAAAATAAAATAATTCTTCGAACCCGAACATCCCCCACACCCGACCCCGAACCCGACAGCCCGAACCTAAATTTAGGGTTAGGGATAAAAACATTCAGCGAATTCGCACATTCTCTTTCCTGAAAAGGAAGTCACGTGAGTGCAACCGTGTTTTGCTATAATATTACTTACGCAAAACACGGTTGCTGGTTGCACCTACAGACACCTGTCAAATTAAAATAAAAATGAAAATCATTTTCATTTTTTATTCGCAACCACTTCACAGCAACCACACATCTACAACTACAACCAACCCAACCAATCAATGAAACAATCTCAACTTGAAGCCTATGGATTCAAGAGACTTTCTTTTGGAGGAATGCCAGGAAGTGCCACCGCAGGCCGCACCTTCCGAGTGCCAGAACTCTTTGCCCAAAGAGTTCGACCCAGCGAAGCTGCAAGAGCCGCCGATGGGCAAGAACCTAAAGGCGAAGACTTGGTTCTTGACTTTTCCGAGGGTGACGACCACCAAGGAGGAAGCCCTAGCCCAGCTCCAAGCCAAGCACAAGGATGCCCTGAAGGGGGTGTTGATCGCGCAGGAGCTGCACAAAGATGGTGAGTGCTCTGGTCATGTCATCGGGCTAGCCCTGGGG